GGTTCTTCCTTAGGTTCTTCCTTAGGTTCTTCCTTAGGTTCTTCCTTAGGTTCTTCCTTAGGTTCTTCCTTAGGTTCTTCCTTAGGTTCTTCCTTAGGTTCTTCCTTAGGCAATTCCTTTGGCAATTCCTTTGGCAATTCCTTTGGAAAAAAATAACTAAATAATGCCGAAAACATGGGGTATTATTTAACATATTCAGAAATTTATAAATGAATTATGCCGCAAAAGAATTATCTGTTTGAGACCATGATTTCACAAATAATCGTAAAAGACCAATTGCCGCCATTCAAATTTACAACTTCTCCCTTGTCATTCATCAGTTTCACTGAAAATTTCTGTATTCTAACAGGACCAAAATATTTCCTGTCTTGATTTTGCAAAGTTCCGCCAAATTCCATATAGGTGCTTCCAAATGCTAAACCCGACAATTTCAATGGAATCAGTGCAAATACATCACGCATGACAGGACCCACAGAATAACTTTTATCTTTTGTGCGTCGCGCTTCCATCACTTGATTCATTGCATACAACTGTCTCGATGTCAAATTCATATTTTCTCTATTGGATGCAGAAATCGCAACTTTTTTGCCGGAAACAGGGTCACATTGAAACGTCACACGTGATGCATAAGTAGGCAATGATACATCTTTTTCAAGCGATGTTATTGTAACTAAACCATCGTTCACATGATTCTGTATGTAATCATCCAAAACAATCAAGAAATAATTATACAAATTAGTGTTAAGAATGGAATCCCCAATAGGACATATTTTGCCAGTTGACGCCTGATATGAATATAAATATGGGTCGGATGCTCCCGAGTCAGTAGTAAATAGATTGTTTCTGTAATTGTTGTCATACAAATTATTTGCATTTACATATGTAAAATCCTCAAGAATATACTCGGTAAATGTGTGAAATCCCATCAACCATCCCAAAGTGGATTCCCATGTGATTGTTCTCACACTTCGTCCACCACTAGTTCCAACACTACAATAACTAAAACTAATAGCATCATAAAAAACCAATTTGAAATCCTTTGGAAAATAGGTTTTATTTAATTGAAAGCGCAATTTGGAATACTGTTTTTGACCAATACTTGCCAATGATATTACCGAGTTTTTTATCAATGCATTCAAACTCATTTGGTAATTTATTTCAACAATCAATTCATCTCTTGTGTAATTTGATCCTTTTTCAGAACTTGTTGGAATTGTGATTGTAATATCATTCAATCCATCTACATCATACACGCCATCATAATATGGAATAAACTGAATTTGATTATAATTTTCTCTCACTTCAATGGTATTTTGGTAAACCTCGGCACTTCCTTGGATGAATGCATAACTGCCCTCCGAATTTCCATAATTTACTAATTCATATGATGGATTAAAATACAGTTTATTCCAAGGGTTTGACAATCCATTTGAATCGGTTTTAAATGTTACTCGGTAATCACTCTCTCTTAAATTTTTTATAATAATAAAATTTAAACTGACATCTATTTTTGAATTATCATTTGTATTTGTTTTTTGCAACAATTGCACATTTGATAATATATTTTCACCAGTTTCGGGATCTACAATTGCATCAAATACATTGTTCAAATGTGCCGAAAGTTGAGCAAAAGAACCGTTAAATTGACTGCCATTGGGATTTAACATGATTGTTAGTATTTCTTGGTTTTGGTTTCCAAATCCATTGCCATAAGGTCCACCCGTTGTTTTTGGATAAAGAACAATTTTGTCAGAAATTGGTATTGTGTAATTCGACACAAATCCAAATGTGTTGCCTATTGTGTAATTGTCATTTGTCAAGGTGTCAACAGTATTTGGAAAATAAAATGGTTCCTTGCTGAAAAAACAATTGCCCAAATCTATTATATATGTGGACTGATTAAACTGTTTTGAAATGTCTATTTGAAAAGATGGCACTGCAGTTATTACAGAAAAAAATGTGTTTCTCACATTTTCAACAGAATTAATATTAAATGCTCCATTGGGATTTGTTTGTGTGATGGTCGCATCATTCATTGTTATCAAAGCATTGTTTATTTTGTCTGTGTACACGTCCAACAAATAACCGTTTGAATCGGATTCATCTATTTTTGCTGAAAACGTGTTTTCAGGGACATTAAACAACAATTTTGTGCAACTGAATTCTACAAAATCATTCCCCCCAACCACGTAATTTGTAAACAGCGTTTCCGTTTCGGAGACAATTTCACTAATTTCATTGTAACTAGTGTCAAACCGAAAACATGATTGGGGTCCTGTCCATATGAAATTGTTGCCATAAAATCCGTTTCCAGCATCCTCTATTTCTTGTGGAAATTTAATCACAATCTTTGTATCTGGCAAATTAATTGTTTTCTTGCGATTCAATTTCACGTTCAATTCATAATGATTGTATCCATGCCATTCATATTTTGTGTCTACTACGGACACCAAACTTATGTCTGAATATTCATGGTCAAAATAATCATTTGCCGCAATCTGTGTTTTCAAATTTGAATACAGTTGATTTCTACTGTATTTTGTGCCATTTGTAAATCCGTTCAAATGCACATCAACCTGTTTCAGCAAGGTGCTTGTGCCCGGGACATATTTATTGGGACCAACATATTGAATCACACTGAATTTGTCATTTATGCCTGTCAAAAATTTATAGTTTGCCACTGTCGACTCGGCAGCAAAAGTGTTTCCATCAAATGATTTAAAATCTCCATACACGGTGTATGGATAATAAGTCTCAAAATTGAATCCCAAGAAACTGGGCAATGAATCATTTTTTGCTGCACCCGACACATTGGGCGAAGTCCAATTAGGAAAATACAATGTGTAATCCATTTCTGTGAATGTTTTTTTGAAATCCACTGCAATTCTTACTTTTGCGTTTGTGCTATTATAAAATGCTTGCGTGTTTCCAAAACTTACATCAGTCACATAATTTGCATTGTTTGACAAATTGTGCAAAGAAGTGTTGATTGCACTCATCAATTCTGCTTGTGTGTAATTGCCCGAGTCAATTGATATTTGCACATCATGATTGCCATTGTTTATTCCTGGACTGTGTCCTTTTATATAAAAAAAATTACTGCCAAATCCGTCATTGACCATGTACCAAGTGTAAGGTATCTGTATTGAATACAATTTTACTGATATCACATTTTCAATGCTGCTTGACAAGTTCATTGTGAAATTGGTGGCACTTGTTACACTTGCATCATCTCTAAATTGACTATCAATTGAAATCATCTTGAACATGGTTTCGCGTTTGATTGGATTCAAATTGTCTTTCACATAATCAAGGTTGTGAGTCGTGATTGATGTCTCCATGTTTCCCTGCATCATGTCAACATTTCCTCTGATTTCATTTCCACTACTGTTTTGCAGCGTCATCTGTTGTGCGCCGGTTGTTACAAGTTGTTGTTGAGCAGTGTTCAAATTTTCTGATTGTGAAACAGTGTTGATTTTGCCTGTGTTTTTATTAATTATTGAAGCATCGTTCACTGCAAATCCTTCATTTTTTTCCTCGTCAGATTCATCCGAATCCACATCAAAAAACCGTTTGTACATGTCATTAAAAAAACGATAGAGACGCGCCGATTTGGGATTCTCTCGTCGGTCTTTTTCATACAAATTCACATTTTTTAATATGCTGGATTCTAATTCTCTATCGGTCGGGTTATTTATATCCAATATGTCAAACAATTCACGTTCTGTGTATTTTTCCACATTGTATATTTCTGATTCATCCATTATAAACTATATCAGGAAACTTGTCTATTCTCTATTTACAAATAAACCAATATTTTTATTATACCGATTTTTAAACATGGTGTATGCAAATTCTTGCAAATCTATTAATTTCTTGCATTTCTCTATCACATCCAGTGGAAACATGGTTATCCCATGACCTCGTTTTTGATGGTTGCACCCCTTGAAACAGATGATATCAAAGGCAGCAAATACCTGTTCTTCTTCCTCGGTCATCTCGTTTCTATCTATGCGTTTTGCACCTATATAAACAAATCGATTCAAATTTCCGTCATCATGTATTTGAAATGTGCGCCTTCCTGCAGAGGACATGAACGGTTCCTGTACTGTGTTTCTTACCATCCCGATTCCCTCTATGCGATTTTCGTCATTGTTCATTTCCAATACCATTAGCACAGAATCGCGAATCACGCAATCCGACACCATCTTGGGACACCCGTACACACATTTGATTCCGCGTTTTGCATTGCTTGCAACTTCCGCGAAGTCCCGCATCTCTCGATATGTATCATTGTTATACCGGATTGTCATCAAATACTGCCGCCGCGGAATCTTTTTCATATGTTCCACTAAACGATATCGTTTGTTTTTTAACATGCGATGTTCCAAATCATTAACCATTTTTGAAATTTATATGTTTCCTCTATCGATAATGATAAAAGGATCAATTTTCATTGATCATTATCAAATGAAAATATATATAAATGGCATCCCACATTTCTTTGACTATTGACGAAGACAATAGATTTGAAGACCGACTAAACACGGAACTTGACAATCTTTTGTTATCCAAACAATACAAAAGTGACAGTCCTCTAACCATGTCGGCAGCAAACAGTGACGAAGATGACTCCTCTCTTCAGAGTGACGAAGATTCCAAAAGTACTCACATTCGCAAACCATTTAAGAAATTGACCTTCAAAGAGGTCGAAGAAAGTGTGAACCGATATTACAACACAGACAAATCAGTGGGCGAATTAGACACTCTTATTGCCCACATCAAGTGCCAAAAAATCCTCTACATTGAGGCAAAGAATTTTACCCAAAAACAACTCAATATGCTCATTATTCCGTCTGTCTTTATTGCCACATTGATCACTGTCATCACGCCTTTCATCAGCACCGTACCCAAGGGCAGTTATATTATCACCGCAATGAATGCCATCACAACTCTATTGCTTTCGCTCATGAATCATCTCAAATTGGAAACAAATGCGAAAAACTACGAACAAATTGCCATTCGCTACGACAAAATCCAGTCATCCCTCGAACTGTTTTCCACCAAAATCATTTTCGCACACAATGGCACTGATTATAAAGCAGTCCTGTATGAAAAGTTGAATTATGTCGAAGACAAATTGCAAGAAATTAAAGAGCAAAACAGCATGTTGTTGCCCGAAGAAGTGAAACGCATGTTTCCCATAATTAGCAATATCAATATATTCTCAACCATCAATTCGATAGAGATGCACCGAAAAACTAGCGTCGAACTTTTGCGCACTATGAAAAATGAAATCCGGTTCATATATGCAAAATGGGACCACGAAGATGCAACATCAAAGAAAATTAATGCAGGCACACGTCAAAAAGAGGATTTACGATTGAAATTCCTGTGTGACAAGAAAGAATTACTCAAAAAAGAATTGACGCAACATTTTAATGCATTTTCATACATCAATGACATCTTTGAAAGTGAATTGGAGAAAAAACCGCATTTAGATAAAAAATGGTTCTGGCAATCTGCACCACCATCACCTGCCGTGAATTCCAAACTCATGAAATTTGTATAAATCTGCTGTTCACTTTTACGACTCAATCCATTTATTTACTACCCAATACCATGGATTTGAATGAACCAATTTGATGTCTTTTCCTGCTTCCAAGCGTGCCATTATTTTTTGCGATGTTGGTGTTTCAACCCATGTCCGGAATTTTATTAAGATTCGTTTTCCCGTGTCATCATTGCGCAACGGAATTTCCGTAATGCGATCTATAAACCCGATTCTCAATGCACTGAATGCCATGAATATTTGCTGTTTTTTCACATTTGTTTCTACTCTTGGAATGCATAGTGTCAAATCTGTTTTTTTGTGTTGCATATAATTTATTTGTTTGGTTCAAATTGATTTTGATTTTTCAAAATCAATTTTCTGCTGTCTCTATTAAAATTGTCATCATGATTATTGAGATTTTTGTTATAAAGAAAATTTGCTGTTTAGAGACACAATCATTGTCCCAATTCCTCTATGTTATTTTCCTGCCAATATATATAAGCATCAACAACACAATGTCTGCTAGCGATTATATTTCTTTAAAAAAATCCAGAATGCTCAAGAATTATGCACCCATTTTGTCTACTAACAATCTCAGCACTTCTGCCAATTATGACCATTATATTCGCAAACTGGCGTTAAACACTGTCATCTGCACGAGTTCCAAAGATATTTATGGAGTTGATGAACCTGACTCACTGAATGGCATAAAACTCAATGATTGTGAATACCCCGCAAATTCTTTTGACGGAATTATTAATGTTGTATTATTTGACCCTGACATGCCGTCGATTCCATTGGAAAGCACACCTTCCGTGCCTGCAAAATTACAGGTGTCCTGTTATAGAGGCGAGCAACCATGCACCACTTTTTTCCAGGCAAAACGTGCGCATTATATTTCCAATGTGCACAGACGCCAATGGAATCTCAAAAAACCGTCCATTTTGAAAATCACCGATTCCACCACTTTCCGCATGTAAGCATAAACCCATGTCTAATTCTATTACATTTAAATGATGTTTGAATGATGTTTAAATGATGTTTTAATGATGTTTAAATGATGTTTAAATGATGTTTTAATGATGTTTAAATGATGTTTGAATGATGTTTGAATGGCGTCAGCGAAGCGACGCTAATCAGAGCCGAGGGTATAACTTCCGAAGGAAGTTACACGTGGGGCAACAAAGTTGCCCTACGATTGCGCCCTCGTGGATTGCTGCCCTCGTAAAAACCACATCTATATTATCTCTGTTTTTAACAAAGATAATGGAAGAAGAAGACCTCGATGTTTCTTGGATAAATGATGAAAAACGCATGCTCTCGGTCGACCACAATTATCAGCGCGAACCCTTGGAGACCATTCTATTTCACTTTTGTTATACTAATTCCGACACCATTCACAAAGTGTTGACTGAAAAATACATATTTAGAGACAATAATTCTACCGTGCCTCTATCGGACTTGGAAAAAATCATAGAGGAAAAATCAAAAATGGATGTAACAAAATATGATTTTGCCGAATATGTTACCTTTGTTGTCGACTTGGAACCCGAAAATATCCAGTCCTATGTTTCCGAAGGGATGCAAGTGAATTTCATGTCTGAAAAAAAAACTACGCTTGCCGACATTGTGTGTCCGCAATCCATTTTCATTTTTCACTCGCTGAACGCCATTATTGTGGTATTCAAGGAGCGCGTGGTGCCCTCTATCACTGTCCCCAAATCCATCATGAAAAAGAACTCTAACATTACCAAAAAAATGGTTAGATTTCATAATTCCAAAACAAAACGAACTATTTGAAAACAAAACAAAATAGAGATTTGGCACATTCATATCAAACACAATTATGTATGACACCTGCATTGAAACACAAATTTATAATTTTCAGCATTTTGAAACTGGGTTCGATAGAGAAACAGGAATTAATAACAAAATCTGCCAAATTATTGAAATATTGAGGGCAACCAATGATCTTGAATATTTGAATCTTTTGACAAATGCTGTTAAATATATTCGCGGCATTCGTGGGTTGCGCGACCTTACATATTCGACGTTGTTTACATTGTGTCCTCATTATCCCAATTTGGTAATTTCATTGTTGAAATCCTTTGTTTTTTATGGTGCAGGAACCTCTGAAAATTCCTTAGAATTTGACGGTTTTTCAGGAACCTCTATCGGCAGTTGGAAAGATGTGCGCAATTACGCCAAATTTTGCAGAAAATACAACAGTAAAATTAGCACTGAACCCATTCTGTCATTGTATAATGAGCAATTAAAAAAGGATTACGAGTTGTTTATGAAACACCAATCCGACAATGACAACATTTGTCCAAGAGAATACTTGTCATTTGCTGCAAAATATGTGCCCAGAGAATCCAAAGACAGAGAAGCGTTTGAAATTCTTGTTGCCAATTGGTTCGACACATCTTGTTTGAATGTTACTGGTTGGCACCGCATGTCATACAGGAAAATTGTGTCAACTTTAAATAGGGCAATTGATACGCTCGAAATTCGGATGTGTGATTGGGATTGGGCAAATATAAATGGTGGTAAAATTCCGCATGTTGCCCTTGAATTGAACCGCGCCAATTTGACTAATAAATCGGCACATTTGTGCGAGTATTATAAGGCAAATGAAATCCCTTATTATTTTATGCAAAATCCGTGGAAAATTATTAAAAATGTGCTTTGTTCCAAAGGCGATAGAGAAATCGTTGACACAATGAATCTGTATTGGCAAGCATACATAAACATGGAATGCGCCAAAGATTATTATATTTCCGTGTTGGACTTGTCTCCGGCAACAATGGTTGACCAGAAAACTATGTGCGTTGCCATTGCGACGGCAATGACATTTGCAGCAAAATCGCATTTTGGCAATTGTGTGTTGACCTATTCACAAAAGGTTGTGTGGGCAGATTTGGCGAATTGTCCTTTGGACATTGCATTGGAACGCATTTTGGGCGTGACAATGAATGTGCAGGGGTGTTCGTGTTGCATGATGAATTTGTTGTTGGGCGCATTCAAGTCTTCAAATATCACAGAGGATGATTTGGAAAAAATGAAAATATTGATGATTTCAAACAAGGCAATGACTGATGAGAAAATGGTAGAAATGAAGACATCGTGGTCTTCTATTGGAAAATTACACGATGGCAATTTTGTGCAAATCATTTTGTGAGAAAACTATTTAGAAAAAAATCTCAAGATATATTGAACCACCCATAATACTCTCTTGCAAAAGACTCAGTGTTTTGGGGAGTGTTCAATTGTCTCATTAGCTCAGTGTGGTAGAGCACCTGTAAAACTCTCGTTGTCGATGGTTCAGGAAGGTCGCGGGTTCGAATCTTGCATGAGATAAGGGGAACTTACGAGGGCGCAATCGCCCTCGGCTCCGATTAGCGTCGCTTCGCTGACGCAATATAAAATGTATTTTAATTAAAGGGGAAAGGTCCAAGGAGTTGACTCGCACCTTCGGTGCAAGCGTCGCGCCGAAGGTGCTTAACCGTGGTTTACATTTAAGGAAGGATCATAAGGAAACCTTGGTTTCCTTAACCGACTTTAGCTCAGTTGGTAGAGCGTTTGACTGTAGAAGTATTGTAGTAATCAAATTGTCGCTGGTTCGATTCCGGCAAGTCGGAAAAAGGAAACCAAGGTTTCCTTTGGATCCTTCCTTTAAGGCAAACCTACGGTTTTCCTTGGACCTTTCCCTTTAAGGCAAACCAATGAAGGAATACAATAAATGAGGGGTAAATTTTATTAAAACATAGGTTTTAATAAAAGGAAGGATCATAAGGAAACCTTGGTTTCCTTAAAAGGAGGGGTCCAATGGGAGAGCACCTTCCTTATTTCTTTATTATGCACTGTTTGACCACCTTTTTCGCCACTTGTTCATTGATTCGGTCAATATCTTGCCCTCCTCCTGAGGTTGCCTTCACCAACAAAATGTATTCAACACCACTCTTTGAATCCATTTCCTGATAATCATGATGTCTCTGCGCCCACAATTTCTTGTTTCGATATGTCTTGTTGCACATTCGATTCACTGCATGTGATGTTTTCGGTAATCCATCCAAGTCTTTCTCCCATTTACCCCCGCTCTTCAAATACACTGTTTGACGTTTCATGTCACTACACTGTATCGGTCGGTCTGTTTGCTCTAATTTGTTTAAATATTTGAGTATAACCTCGGCATTGCCTTCGACATATCCATATTGTCCAACACAAACCACATCTTCATAAGTGGGGTCTACTTTGTCCACAAAATCCTCTATATTTACTGCGTTCTTACAGGTATGATTGAGATAATTGTCGAGATTAAATTTCTCCTTTTTTTCGGAGCGATTCTTATCGATTGTCACACAGGCATTAATGACGCTTTCCATGGTGGTTTTGTTGCTCTCTATCATCTTGTTTTGGAATTGGGTGTTTGATTCCGTAAAAGTTTCGACAAAGGTTTCCATAATATTTTTATTGTTCTCTATCATTTTGGTTTGGAATTGATTGTTTGTTTCCACAATGGTCGTGAGAACATTGGCAATATCATCTTTTGAAGGTTCAGGTTCCTTAATTGCACAATTGCGACGGTGTCTGGCAAGACTTGAATCATGTTTATAAAAATTTCCACATCCATCACATTTGAATTCTGTTAATTCTTTGTGTTTTAATGTTTCCAGGTGCTGTTGGTAATTGTATTTTTTATCTGTTTTAAAATTGCATGCACAACATTCAAAACTATTTGCATCCATTGTATATTATTTTATAATACTATTAATTTTGCTTCTATATCTATTTAAAAATGTCCAATGGACATTTTTGATTGGACATTTTTATGCAGCAGAAATTTGTGAGAAAATAAATGTCTTATCGAGTGGGTTGTGGTGTTGCTGGAATTACCTAGCATGTCCTAGCATAACCTAGCATTTTTTAATTTGCGAGTGGGAGTCGCAAAAGACTTTGTAATTGTCAAAGCAATCCTGGTTTGACAATTTAGTTAATAAAAATGGTGCTGGAAATGCTGGAAATGCTGGAAATTCCTAGCATTGGACATAAATGTCCAATGGACATTTTTAAGTTCTCGGTCCTCCTCCCAAAAATGCACATTTTTGGAGTTCAACGCAGTCGCACCATAAATGGTGCGACATTTACAACCCCCAAAATCCATTGTTTTTCAAATTCCAAAAAAACCCTCAAAAACAAAACATCCTTGATAAAATGCAAAATGGACATTTTTGATTTTTAAAAATGTCCATCCTGAAAATATATTGAGGTCTTTATTTTTGAATCCAAGAGAGGCAAAACAAAATATGCCTATTTTACAACAACTTCTGATAATCAAACAATTCTTTGTTTGTGACTGGTCCCTTATCCATCTGCGCCATCATCTGTGTCATCATGTCCATGTCGCGCATTCTTTTATTAATGATGTTGGTGGCAACCGTGCGCACATTGAGATTTTCTGTATTATTCACCAAATTCTGTGATAAAAGCATATCGCGCGAACTTGCCTCTATCATTTGTTTCAAATAATCTTTCTCAGACACACCCATTTGTGTTTTGTATGCATGGGCAAATCCATAAATGGCAAGTCCCAATCCAATGTAATAAAATAATGACACCGTATTGTGATATGAGTCATAAACTATAACCTCTAAAATGCCCATGACTGAGGCAGCAAATAAAGAAATATACAATTTGCCGCGATTGTGTTCAACATATTTGGTGTGAGTCGTAGTTACCATGCTGATAATCCAATACTGTAGGACAAAAGCAACCGCAAATGTGATGACCAAATAAGTGAGCAATTTCATTTTTATAGAATAAGAATATAGAATTATGGGAGAAATATCTATATCAAAATGACCATCACACTTGGATACATTGGATTCTCATTAAATCCCGGGTTTCCCGATTCAGACATTGTCACGCGGTTTTTCAAGGATGGCGATAGAGTTTCTAACAATTTGTCGGAAATCAATGTTCTCATAATTGGTGATTTTTTAACTGAACAAGAAAACGCTTTAATCCAATCATACAAAAGATTGCGAATAATGTATGTTGCAGAACCCATAATTAATTTGCCATTTTGCTCTATTGCTGGGCAAATCTTTCAGCAAAAGAAATACAATGCTGTCATTGGTTGCATCAGCAATAGAGATGGAATATATAATTGGGTAAAATATCCTCTGTATCGATACTCGGTGAAATTCACAAAGGACTCCTTTGCCGAAACAAATCAATATGTTGCATCAACAAACATCAAAATAAAAGCATTTTGCACACTCATCAATAGACATGATTGGGGCAACACTCGCACACCCATTTATGAAAAGTTGGCAAAAATAGACGAAATTGCATGCCCCGGCAAACTGTTCAATAATTGCTCAAACGAGGAATTGAACCAAATTGGGAATATAGAATATATAAAAAAATTCGTGTTCAATATTTGCTGTGAGAATTTTGGCAATGACCACCCGGGATATGTGACGGAGAAATTGATGAATGCGTGCCTGGGTGGAGCAATTCCCATTTATTTTGGCGAATTGGATGACATTGACCAAAAGATTTTCAATGTCGACCGTATATTATTTTTGAACAAAGACAACACAGATATTATTGCTAACAAAGTGAAACTTCTGTATGAAAATCAGGATGCACTTGAACGATTCTATCGGCAACCGGTGTTTTGTGAGGGGGCATATGAAGAAATGCTGGCAATGGACGCCAATGCCATGGGTTTTTTTGACACGTTGCGTGAGCACCTACGAGGGTCGAGGGGGTAAGCGCTGAAAGCGCGACGCTCGCCCGTCCCGAAGGAGGGCGAGACAACCCCCCTCTTGCTTCGCATAACCCCCAATATAAAAGTCTTAGTATAAAGGTTCTTAACCATATCTTGCTTCAAGAGAAACCTATAGTTTATCTACGTGCAATTTCCCTGCGGGAAATTATTTGCCTTACCCCCACATAGAGGTCTTGGCATCTTAGGTTCTTAACCCTCTCGCATAAAGACATTAACACCCCTGTTTATAAATTCTTCATCATTTATCTTTTCCGCGCGTTCATATTTTCCCTGCAATAGAGAAACCACAATAAAATCGAGATTTTCTCTATCGACCGTGAGTTTTTGTATCTCTCCCGTTCGAATATTGAAAATCTTGAAATCATGTGGGACGTGGTCAGAATCATCCTTTCTAGGACCCGCACACATTTCATATAACCAGGCGTAAATTACCACTTGCAATTGGTGGTCCATGGTTATTTCGCGAACGCATTTGATTTCCCATACTGTTTTTGTTGTCACAATGTCCAATCGCGCCGTAAAACGGAATTTGACATTGTATTCAAAATAATCGTCTAGAAATTGGTCGATTTTCTCGTGGTCCACCTCTTGCGACTGGTGAATCAGCGTTTTCTCTATCAGGGGTTTCGCAGTCTCACACTCGGACCCCACAAATTTGTCCAATCGTTTCTTGCATTGATTCATCATTTCATCTGTTAACCAATTATAATCATCGGGCGATATCTGTTTTAATTTGAAATACAATTTCTCTTGAAAAGCAGTGTAGACGTTGGCGAGATAGAGATAATCGGCAGGTTTGGTAAATGTAGTAGGCATCTTGGACGCCACTTCTTTCAAGAATTTGTGTTCGTGGTCTTTCATTTCGTCTAAAATCAGGAGCACATTTTCATACAGGACATTGGTGACTGTATCACTAGACCACTTACCATTAAGATGGTCATAATACATTGCCGGGATGGCAAGACCATTGAGATCGCTGATTTCTTCATAGTAACCGTCGACGGTCTCTATCACTGTGGGAATATCCAGTTCCACGCCCTTTGGTCTCTCTACTGTAAACATCGATTCCAATACAGGTGTGATGGATTCGAGCACAGATTCGGGGATGAATTTAATAAGGTCCGTCGGCGTCACAAAATGCTTGAGAACTATTTCGTCAACGGGTTGGTCCACTGGTTGAAATAGAGGATAATATGGCGCACCCCTGAAATCCACATAATCCTGTTTCCGCATTTCAAATTGCGACATTTTCAGGAATTCCAAAGGACGATCACTCTCGAAATCGCAGTGCTCCAATACAGCAAGACCCTCGGTGGCGCGAGTGCACGCTACATACAAGGTGCTTGGGCACTGGTCCTGCGGTAAATCGCGCCCATAAAATCGCATATACCCTTGGTCGAACCCTAAGACAAAGACGTATTTGCGCTGACGCCCCTTCACACTATGAAACGTGGAGAACACCAATTTCTTCTGTATGACTTTCTCGTCCACATTGTCGGACTCAAACATCGGAACGTGGCATGGGATGCCCCTGCTGACGAGCACATTTTCCATCTTTCTGACAGCACTGTTGGGTCCCTTGACGGAGGCACCTAGAATGAAAATGTCGCTTGGTTTTGCCCCCGACGCCAATAGAGAATTTATGTAGAAAATGACGGTGTTCTCTATGTTTCGTTGTGTGTTTCGGATGTAAACTACTTTCACGGGACCGTCTCGACAAGCAATCAGGCGTTCTTCGTCCAACATGGCACAATTGATGAAAGATGCCATTTGGTTGGTGATGCGATACGAGGTCTTGAGAGTGCAACTATGGAACGTTTTTGATTTGAGATTTGGATGATTTTTCCAAATCTCTATTGCCAAGGTCAGAAAACGAGTGTCGGCACCCTTAAAATCATAGAGACCCTGCATGTAATCGCCGAGCACGATGAGTTGGAAGGGGCATTTCATGTCCATGGTGTATTTGACGATAAATTGAAAATAGAGGAAGGTCATGTCTTGCGCCTCGTCAATGACCACAACATCCTTTTTGGGAATGTGGATGCGCGGTGCTGTATTGTGCGCCAAAATATGGCGGATGCCGGTGTCTGTGTATGCCGACGAATTGTAATATTTCACTGCAAGACTGTGATAAGTGTGTATGTCCAAATTGTGAATGCGCAATTGCTCGGTTTTTTCCTTGATTTCGCACCGCAACATGGAGTTGTAAGTTAATTGTATGAATTTTTTGGAAACGAGTTTGGCAGCAATAGAGAGGACTGTGGTGGATTTGCCGGACCCGGCAACGGCATCTACAACGGAATTGTGTCCGGATTTAGTGTGATTAAGAACAAGTGCTTGCTCATCACTCAAGGCATTCATAGAGATATTATATTTAAACAAAATATCTTTATGAATTGTTTTACATGCTTTTATTTCCTGGGAATAAAATTTGGGTTATTTTTGAGAGCATAGAGAAGACGCACTTGTTTCTTTGCTTTTGCTTTGCTGGTGCAACGGGCAAATGTTTGGCGACCATTTGTCTTTCTCTTTCCCTTTGTCTTTGCTTTTTTTACACTGTAACAATTGCGATTGGGGACTTTTCGGATGATGTATGGCATGGTATAAATAATCAATAGAGATTCCCAAAGATACCAACAAAAGCGTCGGCGAAGCGACGCTAGACGGAGCCGAGGGGTAAGCGTCCGAAGGACGCGACGCTTGCACCAAAGGTGCAAGGCAGGCGCCCTCGTTATAGGTCATAAATCACCTTGAATGACAAGCAAAACGAGAAATTAGAACCATTCAAGTCCACCACTCGACCCATATCATCATACACCTGTATGTGCAGTTTCTGAATGTCCACTGGACCAAAATATTTGCGCGGTTCGGTCACCATATTCATTTCATTGCCAATAAACAATCCAAAACTATCTATGGCACCAGGCGATATTCGCGCCAAAATATTTGGACTCAGCACGGATTTCTGGAATGCCGATGTGAAATTATTATTTACCGAGTTATTGTAATCATCTATTGCTAAATAGAGATAGCGCACGCGATTGCTGTCGGGCATGGTTTCCGACACATATGTTGTGGCACCATTATAAATCTTCTTTGTGAATCCAAGATGCCAACCCAGTTTTTGTAAAATGTCGGGCCCCGGGTTCTGAATAAAATCCAGTTTCACATTTGTAACAACGTTTCCGGATTTTCCTTCCGATGTCACCATTACCTTACCTGTGCCCGACCGATTTTCGTTCAAATCAATATTGAAACTAAGGTCAAAAATGCAAGAACATTGATTTTCAACAATTTGCGAATTGATAGTAATCAATAAATCAGAATTTGTGTAATTACCATCAGGAACGACAATATTAAATGGATGAACTTGGTCGGGATTTCCTGCAAGATGGGTCACCACTTCCAAATAAAAATGATTATTGCCATACTTGTGTGAAATGTTGTAAAAGGTCATGGGCAATTCGAGTGCCGACAATTGCATACTCACCACTTTTTGAACCTTCTGGGGTAAAGCAAGAATAAAATCGGATGAATTGGTCGATGTAGTATAATCGCGGAATCGCGTATCCACATTGACATTCTTTGTGATAATGCGTGTTTTTAGAGGATTGATGGTTCCGGCATAATATTCACTGTGGAATGAGTTGACAAAAGGGGTTTCGACACGAATATTGAGTTCATCGGTGCGCGGGGGCACGGGCGCTAGTCGAGGTGCATCAGGATAGGGGTCCAAAGTATTCATGCTTGTCTTGTTTTGAAAGATTGTTGGGTTCGCCTCTTTTTTGCACTTTTTCTCTATCAACACTGTTTTTGCTTCTGTTAAAAAGGCGATTAAATCGCGCTTGAACCGTTTGTTGATGTGTCCGGTGGAAAGCAGCAATTCACGGGTCTCAGTTTCACGGAGTTCAATTGCAGAGGGACTCAGTACATCAGTCGGAGAAAATCTGAAGAATTTAATAAGGTCATCTATACCGTAATTGTTGATATCTAGGTCAAGTGATTCCATTATAATATAGATTATATGAAAAAATGCAGACTTATTATATAGATGAAAAAAACTAGAGGAGGCAAAACCAAGAAAAGACAAACAAAAATAAAAAAAATTCAGGGTGGAAGTAAAAGTAAATCAATTACAAGGAAAAGTCCCATTTCTAAAAACGAAAAATATAAATTAAAGATGTTAGCAATAATATACGCGGATGTAATTAATGATTTGGTATTTTGCACGTATGATGCTTTTGACAAAATAAAAAATGCAAATTTAACAGAAAAAGAACGCAATTTTTACAAAGCATTTATAAATTGTGCTGTGAATGATGTTTTTAAACGATTGTATGAAAATGGCATGATTAGTAAAAAAGATGTAGAAAATTTGGTTGAAACCATGCGAATGTATATTAATAACAAATATGTGGGTGGTGCCAAGTCATTTGGAAATAACACAACCATAACCGGAACCGGAACAATGATGATATTTGTGATTATCATGATAGCAATTTATTTGAAGTCAATATACAATGCAAATGTTGCTAGTAATAGTAATTATAATCAAAAACGTATTGCAAATGATGCAACTTCTGCAATAACTGTTGGTAAAGTTTTTTCACCTGTAAATAATTTTTTTGAACAAATTAAAACAAACAAACAATTGGAAAAATATTTAACAAATTATTTTGGAAGTTGTTTTGTGACAAGTTTTCTTTATAAAATATCATTGACACAAATGTCAAATGCAGAAAAAAATAAATTTTTAGAATTATTTAAACATTATTTTAGAGGAGCATTCACGCAAAATCCAGCAAAAGTTTCATATTTACCAAATATATTCAAAAAACAATTATTGGGTGGTGAATATGATAATAGACAATATTTGGGAGTGGCATTAAATGGATTTCATTTAAATGAAATCACAATGCAAATTGAACAAATTATTAATGAATTAGTAACAGCCTTGGGAATGCAAAGTATCCCCCCTTCAAAAGACCCAGACAATCTTATTAATGAATTTTTAAAAACAGACATTGATAAATTACTAATATCCAGTGGGAGAAATTCGTCTTTAAGAATTGTTATAGAAGATACTCATGTTTATTTGTTATTAACATATTACATGATTGATGAAAATAATAAAGTTGTAGTTTCCAATTGTGTTGTTGACCCATCACATATGATAGAACCATTTAATATTAATGGCAATGGCAATTTTAAAATGTATTGTGGTGAAAATTTTCCTTTCTCACAAGAAACGTTTTCTAATGCAAATATAATTGTTTCGGAAACCCCTATATCAACTTATATGTCAATGAGAGGATTTTCTCCTGACTCAACAATAAACTATGTTGAGACATTAAATCCTGGATCTTATTTGAATCAACCCAACATTACTAAAAGCATGGAATACATGAAACTTTTTATAAATGGCATTATTGAAGCATTAGAAGAACAAACACAACTATTAAAATTATTTGGATTGAATCAAGATAATCCAGAATTAAAAAGATTGTTTTTAGATTCTTATTATAATATTAAATTATTAATAAATGCTACAAATGCCGTTTATTTTGGTAATAAATTTATTGAACCATACAATAAATGGATTAATACACCACCTGGGTCAGAATATGAATTGTCAAAAGAAGATGATGATGCGTTATCAAATTTTTATTTAAAAAATAAATTATATGAATTGGATTCTTCTTCTAAAAAATAAACAATTCACTTAACATCTCTATCGGCATTGAAATAATGTGATGGGAATTTAGGTTTCAAAGAATAACGTTTCAAATATTCTTTATGGGATTCGTTCTTAATATAAGTTAATTCTTCCTGTGTGAAAGATGCATCCGAGTCAGTATCCGAGTCGGCGTCAGACCATGATTCAACATCTGACAAATCATCCGTTTCCTCAACCATTTCCAACACCTCTATCAGATGGATTTTCAATGTGTCGACATTTCCCATTTTCTCTTTTTGATTGCGTTTCATTTCTTGGACGATAGAGATTGCATGTTTTAACCGATTTTCTATTAATTCAAGATTCATTTTTAAAGGTTGCAATAATAGATGAATTGTGTCTATATTGTACCGGAATATATATAGAAATATCATCATACCATATAGGAATGTTGTATGATGCGATTGTAATTGGTTCCGGGATTGCCGGATTGTATGCGGCAACTCAATTGCGCAAAAAGTTGGGTCCAAAGGCGCGAATATTAGTATTAGAAAAACACAAACGCCAATGGTTAGGCGGGCGCACAAACAATGAAATGTTTCAGGGTGTCAGTGTAGTATCGGGCGCAGGAATTGGTCGCAAGACAAAAGACCATTTGTTGATGCAATTGTTGCGCGAATATAAGATTCCACATAGTGAATTCACTGTTTCGAAACAGTATGCGCGGTCGATTCCCAAACCAATAGACACATGGAAAGTCATAATTCATTTGCGCAAGGAGTTTGCAAATGACCCTGAGAAATGGCAAGGCAAATCATTCAAGCAATTTGCCACGGCAATTCTAGGCGAATCGATGTACAAGAATTACATGGTGTGTGCTGAATACACCGACTATGAACACGCAGATGTGTATGAGACCTTATATATGTATGGATTGGAAGACAATGAGTCGGGATGGAAGGGAGTGCTGATTCCATGGCACACACTTGTAGAAAAGATGGCAAAGAAATTGGAAATCCAGTGCTCGCGCGATGTGCAGAGAATAATCCCGGTGGCATCGGATTTTTTTATTGTGGAAACTTCCAATGACATTCGATATGATTGCGCCCAAGTGGTCATAGCAACTACCATCACAAGTATCAGAAAACTGTTGCCGAGACACAAAATATACAAAGAAGTTGAGGGGCAGTCATTTCTGCGCTTGTATGGAAAATTCGACAAACACAGTGCTGAAATCATGAGTCGCGAAGTGCCGAAAATGACAATTGTGCCGGGATCTTTGAAGAAAATCATACCCATGGGTCAAGGGGTTTATATGATAGGATATTCGGACAACAAGTCGGCAGATAGTTTAAAGGATGTTTTGAAAAACACGGCAATGAACCGCGATGCTTTGTGTAGGATGCTGGAGAAGGTACTTGTTCTTCAATCAAACACGCTTAAAATGACTGCAATCAAGGATTATTATTGGACAGTGGGGACACATTATTACAAACCGCGTTCATACATGGATTATCCATATGAGGAATTCCTGTATGATTTGCAACACCCGATGGAAGGAATTACCGTAGTTGGTGAAGCAGTAAGTGCAACCCATGGATGGGTGGAGGGAGCACTGGAAAGCGTGGAAAACATGGAAAATTGATCATGATGCACTTGTTTGAACACTATTGTAAAAACAAAGAAATCCTTATCAGTAAAATGTTTGCTAGCAATAAAATCACCTTACACAATAGTTCTGTGGAACTTTCAAATTTCTCACAAAACAGTCTTCCGAAAGACATAAGTTTTTCGGAGGGAATCGTATTCGGAATATTAGAATTAGAGGTTGGAAAAACCGAAATAACGCGAAAACCCCAGGAAATCAATATAATGTTGGATGAGTCGGGTTCAATGAATGATTCTGGCGAAGATGTGGAAGACAGCGATAATGAAGATGAAAAGAGCAAGATGGACTTGACCAAACATGTAGTAAAAAATATCATGGAGTTTGTATCAAAAGAATGCAAAGATGCCGATGTGAAAATTGGAGTGCATGCATTCAACAATCATGTTAGACAAATATTTGAACGCACCAAAATCACCAGTGAAAACATTGAAACACTGACAAATTTGGTGCAAGACATTCATGCGATGGATGGCACCAACATGGAGAAATCGCTTTCAACACTAAAAAGTCTAACTCTCATTAATGAAAATGCTTCAAAAAGCAACATATTGATGAGTGATGGCGACGCCAATGACGGAATAAAAAATCCCGATGCACTTGCCAGGAAAGTGGATTCAAGCGCTGCCAACTATTTCGTCGGATTTGGTCTGGAGCATAATCCGCAAATGTTTTCAGCATTGAGTTTACGCGAAAATAGCAGTTATTATTTTGTGGATAAATTGGACAAATCGGGGTTAATTTATGGTGAAATCATGTACAATATTTTGTATAACAAATACAACAGTGTGAAATTGGAAATAGTGAATCCCGATGGTAAAACATTCCTGTATGACTATTTAAACAACGAGTGGAAAACCCAGATATTTATTGGAAAAATGTCGGGCGAAATGAAGAAGACGATTCACATTTTGACAAACACCAAAGATAAAAATATTCTAATCAAAGTCACCGGATATGATGCGGAAACTGACGTGGAAGTTGAACAAATAATAATGTGGGACCAAGATGTTGCCGATTTGTCAAAGTATATTTACAGACAGCGCACATTGGAATTGATTCAAACCGCAAAAATATGTAACAATATGAATTCCACAGATCTTAAAAATATGAAATATGAATTGAAAATGTTTACATTGGAAATGAAGGAGTATATGAAGAGTCATCATTTATTGGAAGACAAATTGATGATTAGTTTGTGCGATGATGTTGTGGTAATTTATCGCACAATAGGAACTGAGCATGGATTAATGTATGCTTGTTCGCGACAGTCGTCACAAGGCGCGCAGCGCCTAAATGCAAATTCAAACACGCCAATGAGTTCAACTGTAAGAAGAAATAATATTGTTCAGAGAGGAGCACCACCAGCATGCAATAATAATGTTCAGAGAGGAGCACCACCAGCATGCAATAATAATTCTGATGATGACTCTGATGAGGAAGAAGAGGAAAAGGAAGAGGACGAGGAAGAGGAAGAGAATTGCCAACGCGCTTGTCGTTCAGCATTTAATTTTGTCCCAAAAGATGAAGTGGATGATATGATGGAAAATCACACAATGACAGAGGTTGAATGCACCGAGACTCAAACACGAATAATGAGTTTGATTAGCAAAACCGATGACGAAGATGATAAGGATGTTGCCAATTCATTAATAGAACCAAATTCGGAAGACGAAGACTGTTAAATTACATACCCTGTATGAAATAGAACCCATTGTATCCAAGTGTAGCAAAGGCGAGGAGAAGCAAAATTTCGAAGAACTTGCGTTCGGTATTTTTTCCCGCGTGTCCGATGTAAATCAATAGAGGACCAATGATCAAAATATGGATTAAATACAACCATGCTCTATCGGGATTGACATAAATCTTGTATGAATGGTACAATACGATGATTGCACCAAGACCAAGAATAATGGGAAACATGAATTCTGGGATGTCGGTGCGTGCAGTTCCAATATAGATGAAAAGCGAGGCAACTATCAAAATATGAAACAACTGAATTATCTGTGATTTAGTCATTGTAATATATATATTCAATGAATAGTTTTCATTTTACAAATACCATTTGGCAAGAACGATGCGATAAAAAACTTGACAAAATGAAAAAGGATTATGAATCCAAATTGGATTCCTGTGAGAAAAAATTGGAGGAATTTAAAAAAAAACCAAAAGAACCAAAAGAACCAAAAGAACCAAAAGAACCAAAAGAACCAAAAAAAAAATCACCAATGTCAATTACATATAAAGAATATAAAAACAAAATAGAAAAAGGAAATGATGGAAGTCCATTGTCATTTGGCGGGGCATCTGTTAAAAAATCCGCAAAACGCCACTACAGAAATGTAGAGTACCAAAAACATGGAAATGGGCATCACACGATTCGGCGTGTGCACATTGTGGGAGGACGAGGACATAAATCGGTCACCACACAGATGGGAAAAACACGACGCACTGCCAAAAAGGCATTGACAAAGAGTGAGATAGAGAAAATATGCAAACGAGAATTTGTTCCTGGTTTATTTGATGATTGCATGTTGAAACAGGCAAAATAGTTTATAAAAAACTCGGTTTTTTATAAATAATCTGACATGTGCCCCGCCGTCCGCACATATCTGTCATAGTCTTCACTATGTCCCGATCAACCATATTAATAACTTTTTTAATTATCATTAATCCAATTGTCACCTAAATGATTTTTTACCCTGTGGGATTCATTATCATTTTTCTGATATATGCCCCAAGAGAAACCATAGGTTTCTCCACATGTAACTGCATCTTTGATGCAGTCATTCCCTCGCACATATCCATCGCTAATAACCTTCGTTGCGTTGCCAAATTGTCATTGGGTGGTTTCGATCCACCTCCCCTGATCCTGAAGTTATCAATGCGCTCCCATTACGCTACAATGACTTTATACGCCCCCACCATTCGCGTATAGACAAGTCGCAACCAACCATTTTTTCAATGAAAATACGTTGCGCCCAAGAGGCAGCAGTTCAAATCCTCGTCCAATTGGATTTTATCAACAACACAATTTTGCATTGCTGACCTACCGCACACTAATATCATCGGGTTGTTTCGATCAACCGTCCTTCGGGTTATGAGCCCGACGCGCTTCCTCTGCGCCACGATGATTTGTTTGACATATGCCCCATTCCTTCGCACATATCTGTCGCAATCTTCATTGCGTCCATTTCCGATGTCACGCATGGGTGGTCTGCGCCATGGTGACATACAATACATAGAGATATTTCTTTATGTTATTTTCACAATTTATTTATTGTATTCCATTTTTTGCACCAATTCTTGCATGTCGGGGTTGCCATCTTTGCTTAATGCAGAGAGCAAAGACTGCAAAATATTTTCCAGATGTTGGATTTGTTCAGATTGTTTGTCGCATTTTTTTGTCAAAGTGGTGTTACAATGTTCTAAATAAATGATGGCATCTTCAACTGACCTAAAATTCATCTGTATGAACATATTTACAAAATTCTTTCTAGATGGTTTGCACCAAAAAAATTGATCCACAAATTTTTCAACATCACAAAACAACATAAAAACAAAAACAGTAAAATATCAACGCTACAATGTCAAAAAAACAATCAATCACAAGATCATTGGTCGAATTGAAGACCATTGATGGCAGAATCAGCAAAATTATTGACGCAGGACTCTTTATGACATACAAGACCAAATCCAAGAATACTCGTCACACGGAAGAAGATTTTCGAAAGTCGGCAACGGCAGACTTCCAGTCTGTGACCGATTTGATAAAGCGTCGGGACCAAATCAAGAATGCCGTTGTGTTGTCGAATGCGACAACCATGGTAGAAATAGCAGGCACAAAGATGACAGTGTCACAGGCAATCGAGTTTAAAAATACGATCAATTACAAATCGGCATTGTTGTCGACGTTGAAACAGCAGCGCCAATTGGTGATAGTAGAGGTGGATGCGCACAGGCAGAAAGTACAACACAAGGTAGATGAAAATGTCCGCATAATCTGTGGGAAAGATGCGAAACCGGATGCAGCAACACTGAAAACGGTCACTGATGGCATAGCAGCAAATGACCCGGTGGATGTGTATGACCCGTTGAACCTGGACAAGGTGATTGATTCAATGGAGCAAGAGATCGAGGATTTTAGGGCAAATGTGGATTTTGTCTTGTCGGAGTCGAATGCAATCACTCTAATAGATGTATAAGGGTCCTGCGGACCCTTTAATGTATGTCCCCAGTATAGCGAAATTCCAATAATTGTAGTGGCGTGTGATGTTCTCGCTCATGAACATTAAACCAAACCTTGATATTATAATCAAACAAGCATTTTATAAAAAATTATTGTCATGATAATTTTTGTGTGTTTAAAGATTAAAGTTGAAAGATGAAAGATTAAAATTCAGCAATCAAAGATTAAATATATCAAAGGTAAAAGATCATACACCTGCTCGAAATCAAAATTAAACGTGTTTAATAAATTTCACATTTGCAGGTTTAAAGATTATCAAATCCACGGCAAAGGTCCAAAACTGTGCTCACAACATAAACAGATGGAATACCTCGTGGCTGCTATATTGGGGACCCCTTTTTTCATACAGAATAATTTTTCCTGTATGAAATGTGCAAAGTTACATTGTTATTGTTGGGTTCAAAATAGTTTTCATGGTCATTCGCAAGACAGAAGATGATGAAACATACACATTATTTGTTTCTTTAATTGTTGACCGAGATATTCTGTAGTTGGGTTTTTGCGAGGACGTGCTCAATTGCGGGATTTGCGTCAGTCCTTGCAGCATAATATGAGCAACCACATCAAGATATAATTTTTTCACATCAACATTGTGTTTGTTAAATCGGAGGCATTCTGAGATTGCGTTTGATATAGCACCGCATGACTGTTGTGAATAGCGATTATATATTTCCGCACTTGTTTGAGTGTCTTTGCATCCGGAGAAGCAAAAAATATTGGGGTTTTTAATAGGGTTAACATTGGTTTTGACTGCCGTCACTTGTGTGGGTGACGTTGCATTGAAATTCCACATGAGGTCGCAAATGGTTCCACTATTGCAGGAATCAAAAATAAGTATTGTGGGGCATTTGCTGTTTTTTATGATGTTAAAAATCACGTCATCTGTTATAATCCCATTTTCAGCATAGTCGAGAGGAACAATAATTTCATCAAGGTTATCTGTTTCATCTCTATTGGCATCGTTAATTTGACTTCCGTGACCGGTATAATGAATCCAGATTTCTTTTAGGTTTTTGCTTTGCGCAATGATTGAAGT